TTCAAACCAGGCTAATTCTCTATACCCACTCCGACGATACGAGTCTATCCTGTGGGTATGACCCATTACGCCGGATATCAAAGTCTGATCCAGACGTGCTCGGGCAGTCGCTCCAGACTGTGAGCGAACAATACTACCATGCTCAACTAAGAAATCCTCCGTTAAGCGAAATCCATTAGTGGGCCAATGCCTGATGTTAAGTTCATCAAGACCCATAAGAATAGAGGGCTTGAGAGCATCTAAACTCCTGAGGGCTGGTGCATTAAACCCAGGGTAAGTAAGAAGTCTTTCCTCGTGATTTCCCAAAGTCTCTTCCATTTGAGCATTCGGGATTGCGTCTCTGAAGGCTGTTCGGATTTGCTTTCCTTGATCTAGCTCAGATTGAAGCAAATCCATACGCTCCATAGCCTTGTTATACCTGCTAATGGGGAAGAAATCATTAGTATCTCCATTGATGATGAAGACTTCTGGATCAATATGCTTAGCTATCTCTATGACAGCATCTAAGAGTACAGTATCATGGTACGGTGCATGAATGTCACCCACACCCATCACAGTGATCCATTGCCCACTCTTGGGAAGCTCGATTACAGGAGCTTTACCATTACCCCAAATCTCAGCTTTGGGAATATCAAACTTAGGATCGTACTCATAGGGATTGTATGCTAGGTCCTGCAATACAGATGTACCTTCTCGAATACGTTCTATCTCGTGATAAGGTACTCGACGTGATCCCTTGCTATCTAAATAGAAATCTATAGTCTTTCTATCACACCGCTTCTTTAAGCTGTTGCGAGAAATTCCTAGTTCGCTGGCAGCATCAGTTAGCGTCATTCCATCTTCGTCAGAATAAAACAAGATCAATCCTCCTGGTCAGGCTCAATGGATGGAAGAACACGAGTCCAATCCGTGCATTCTATGCACCAAACTGGTCGCTGTTCTAATCCTGATAGTGCTATCCTTTGGCGAAACTCAGACAGCACTTGAGAATGGCCGCACTCTAGGAGTTGGCCACCACTAAGCTTTTGCATCGTCATCTTCCTCTTGTGTTTCACCTAGTGTAGCAGAATCTTCTGCACCATGCAAGTTTTTCAACAGAAAATCTTCTGCTTGTTTCCTAGGTAGTTCATGAACGATGCGAAGACCAGATTCTTCATCTTCTCCACGCTCTACATAGCTTTGTCTAGAACTAATAGCTGGCTTCGGTGCCCCAGGGATTCCCAAAAGTCCTGGTTGTCCTGGTATGCCTGGCATCATTGGATTATTTGGTACCTGACCAGGAGGCGGAATAGGTGCTCTCTCATCCGACTGCTCAGGTCGCTGTCCTCTCATCGGAGAGTTTGGACCTATAGCTGGTGTTCCACCAGGAGGCGGCGGGGGCATCATGATCTGATCACCTACCGGAGGAACGTCAACCATACCACCAACATCTGGCGGTGTGACACCTAGAGTAGTTGTATCTCCTGGCTGTGGAGCGGCCATACCTTCTACCTCTGCCTTTAGATCGGGAGGAATAGGAAGCCCCTTGGCAGTAAGGATATCATATGTCTTGACTTTAGCTTCTTGTTGAGCAACCGTCTTCTGAATCATCTCTTCCTGCTGCTTCTCTAAAGCTTCATCAAAGACATAATGCATCCCCATAGCTACCCACTCGTCCGGGATCGGAACCCCCTGCTGCTTGAGAGCCTGCATGAATTGTCTTTGTGTTGCTTCATCTCTAAGGTCTAATACTTTCATTCTTAATTCGGGAATGAGAAGCTTTCTCTTTTCTACGATTCGCTTTTCACCAGTCTCTTCATCATATTCCACCACTTCTTCTGTGATGGGAATCCGTGTGTCGCCTCGCTTCTCATAAGCATAATGACCTTGGGCTTCCGCAACGATCTTAGCACGAGCTTCGTAATGTCTCTTGAGATATCCCTGGTAGGTTCGTAGAATCTGGTTAAGGAACTCAGCCTGTAGAGCAGAACTAGCATAGGGCTGTGATGCTGCCCCGCCAGATAACAAAGATGGATTGATTCCAAACGTATTACCTGTTAGATAATTGTTCTCAATTACAAATGAGTGAGTAACATCCTCGGCACAACAGTAAGTCTCTTCATATATTCCTGTTCTAATTACTGCGACCACTCTCATTGAGTAACGCTGGCGCTTTGGTCCGCTGTTATACATCAACGTTCGATGAGAATTCTTTAGTAGAAGTCTCTCGTCTACACCCTCATTAGTTAGGAAGCTCGCCTTGACGAATGAAAGCTTGTACATCAAATATCCCGCCGGGACTTGAGAACCAGGAGTCTTTCTAACCTCTTTAGAAACTGACTTAGATATCTTTACTGTAGGAATACCCGCCATAATGCAAAGCCCACGAACTTGTTCAAGCAGCGCTCGATCATTTGAGTGAAGGGTAACATGCCCTGTATCATCTACACAGCCATCAGCAGCAATTAGTCCAGCAATAAATCCTCTTAGATACGAAGAAGATTCATCAGATGGAAAATCTGTTTTATACACGGCAGGAAGTTTTGCTACCTCTAAGTAATTTCTACCATCTGCCACAGTAACTTCTCTGGTCAAACCACCAAAAAAGTCCTCAAGTAAATGTTTATTACCGGCGTACTGCCTTATCATACTATACTTACCGTTAGAGTAGATCCAGCCATCACCATAAACCAGGCCATGCTGAACTCCTTCTTCCCAATCTATCAAATCATAATCAAAACTATCATAATGTTGTATAGGAATTCGTTTATCCATCAGATCAATAGTGTATTCCCATCTGTGCCTACCGTTTTTCTGGCAGGTGGGCCATCTATGAAACTCAGTAGCACGTAGTACATCACCGTTTTCTAGGAAGATTTCATATAACTCTTGCTCACCGTAGTTCTTCCATGTAGCTGACCGATAGATACCATTCTTTGATAGCGTATTTATTGTTCGGCCTGCAAGCTTCTTGGCTGGTAAGACTCCTTGATCGGTATGAACTAAGGTATCACCACTAACACACTGCATTAGACGACGTTCGATGCGATCAAAATCCTGATCCAATCTAGGCATCTGCTCTCTACCGAATACATTTTGTACTTCAATTCCAAAATGGTGCACCATGAGTCGGAAGTCAGCAGCTAATGCTAGATCAAACTCATTTCTTACCTGTGATATTTCGGCTGGACCCGGTAGCCATGGCCCTCTATTCTGTCCCATGTCTACAACACCAAGCTTGACTAAAATCAATGGCGAGTAGAGACGTTCTGCGATTGCATCTTGACTAGCCATCAATTTCTCTTCATGCATCAATGTTCGAAGTGCTCGGAGAAGAATAGGCGTGCCATGTAAGTCTCTAGGACTCGCTTTAAAGGCGACTTGCTTTAGTTTTACATTACTAATCGGGATATCCTTACCCTGACGGAGGAAAGGTATCATCTCAGGATAATCTCGTTGAAGTAAGTAATAAATTTCTTTAGGATCTTGTTTCTCCACGACTCTCTTTAGACTCTCATCGGGGACCAAGAAGAGTTGCTCGCCACCAACTATAGGATAACGTCTGACCTTCACCATAGAAGGATCAAGAAGTTCCTCTTCTTCCCACACCCCTAGATCCTCATCGAAATGGCCAAGGGGAAAAGACTGCCCCAAAGTCCAATACTCTCTTCCGAGATTAGTAAGAAAATGTTCGTAATCCAATCTATCAAAGAACACATCTTCATAGAATTCTCGTAATTGTGGGTCGGTACTATGAAGTTCTAGACCCACAAGAGGAAATCTAGTAAAGATATCAATAAGAATGGGGATTAGATAGTGAGTTCGATAGAACAAATCTAACCACTTGTATAGTTCAAGTCTTTGTTTATCATCCTGGATGTTGTATGGAATCTTTGATTGCTCAAAGTAATCCATCGGTGTATAAAACCGAGGGAGAGCAGCAAAGATATCACCATAGCTGGCTGAGGATGCGGTTCGTCTAAGACGACGCTCACTAAAATCATCGATCAGACGTTGGTTATGTCTATCGATCTTTTCAAAGAAGTTGTTACCGGAGGGAACACTTACCAAACGCGGACTATTAGGTAGATGTAGCGCGCTGGTCCTCAGTTGTTCTAACTCCAGACCTTTCAATATATCCATCTGGACTTTCCTTACTCTGTTGAATTCTTAGTTGTACGATTTTGAATAATTCGTACTGTGTATAATACCCTTGTTCTGCCAATACATGACAGTTAGGGCAGAGTCCTGCAACATTCCCCAACACGTACTTTCCACCTTTTCTTCCCGGCTTAATCCTGTGCCGTGTTACCATTGCTGAGAATCCACAGCCAGGAATCTCACATTGATTCGGAATCAATCCCCTCTTATAATTCCGCGTATTCTTGAACGACAACTTTCGTTATCCTTCCTTATACAGTAGTTCTTAGTTTCCTTGCTAGAGCTTCTCGACTTGCTAGTTCCACCATATCTTTAAATGATGACATAGGCATTTGTGGCTGCTGCATCGGCATCTGCTGTGGCATTTGTGGAGCCTGCGGTGCTGGCATCTGCTGTGGCATCTGCTGTGATGGGTCAGGAGTAGTAGGACCATTCTGAACCATTTCTCCTGGTAGATAGAAATGATGTTCTCCACTTACAGAAGCATGATACTTGTCTGGTAGGTCTGCTCCGTACTTATCTCTTACCATTGAGTACACAAGATTTGGTTCCATGTTCATTTCTTCTGCCACCTTAGAGAGAACCAGATTAACAGGAACTAGAGCCTCGTGAGCTTCTACACGACCTCCAACATTTCCTGCATTGACTTCTGAGTATCCATCAGGAGGATTAGCATCAGCTTCTAAATCACCGTTAGCTGCTGTAAAGTCTCCAAAGGTTGCAGTAACAAATAGTCTGTCGTGTACCTGATCACGATCAGCACCATACTGACTTGCTATAGAGTGAACTTCTGTTTCATCCGGCATTGAAAACTGTTTGGCCGCTGCTCGATTGGCTATCTCCTGAATCATATTGTCGAAGCGATCTGCCGGTGTCATCTCTTCAACACCGGGAACAGCAGGAGTAGGATTATCTAGCTTAGGATCACCTGTTGCTGGTGGGGCATTTACTACATCTCCAGCACCAGTCTTGGCAGCATCCTGCTCACCCTTTAAAGTGGCGCGTTCGGCGCATCGGAACGTTTTGCAATGTTTGTCATTCACGCAATCCTTGCAGGCACATCCACACATGGCAGCACTCTGAGTTGAAAGCTGGTCACTTCGATTTAGTTCGGCATCATGAGCTTCACGAACATGGGCTAAGATATCGTCTCTAGAACCCTTTACTTCTTCTCCACGTTCGGCACATAGTTTGCATTGAAATGGAGCATCTTTCTCAAATTCTCCATTGTTCTCATCATAATCCACCACTGAGTTAGGTTCGCTTAAAGAAGAGTCATCCCAAGCATTAATCCCCTCGGAAATCTTCTTTAGTTCTTCAGTGCAAGACTTACAAACAGGAGTTACCTGAGCTACAACGGGATTCAGTCCCTTGCCGCATCTATAGCAGGGCTTCCAAGTAGACTCATCGTTCAAATTGCCTGCTTCAGCAGAAGCATAAGCTGGCTGGACAGGAGCAGTAGGTTGGGCAGGAGTAGTATTAGGCTGACCACCATGGAATGCTTGCTGAACATTAGCACCACAGTTAGGGCAGGTTGTTCCATTTGTTAACTGATTAATTGGAGTCTTGCAATTAGGACACGGAGCACCAGCGGGCCATGCCATATTAGCTTGCTGCCCTGGCTGACCAACAACATCACTCTGCTTAACTTTGCTCTTATCTGTAGAGGGAAGCCCATCGTAAATGGGGGTATCAGCATCTATTTGCTTTACACCATCATTAAGGTCATCGTAACCCGCACCTTCTACCATCCCCTCATCTCTAACATCAGTCTTGTGAACATTCGGATAGTCGGCTTCACCAGTTTCGTAACGTGCAGGCGGAAGCCCCTCCAGTTTCTCTGCAATAATAACATTAAGTCTGGAAAGAACATAATCAGGATTAGCTCCGAATTCCTCGCAACATTCCTGAGCAATCTTGTCTAGCTCATTAGAGACATAGTTGAATCTGATCTTTGATCCCTTTACAAAGGGAGCTAGTTCCTCTTCATATCTCTCAGCGGCGATTAGAACGGCTGACTTATTCGCCCGCTCCTGTGCATCTAAATAGAAATCAGACATTATACTCCTTAGATGAACAGAGCGGTTGTATCGAAGTCATCCAAATTCTCATCTTCAACTGAAGCTGTCTTGGCAGGCTTGGGGAAGTTAGCTAGTCTTTCATTCCTAGCTGCATCAACATAGCGACTAAACTTGGATCGCTGTGCATCATCCATATTAAGATATTCAACCTGATACGAAGCAGCATCGGCCAAGAAAGTATCATCCTTAAGCTGTGAAGAGTTGAAATGAGAAACCATATCTGTGGCTACTGTAGCCAGATCAGAATCAGTCATCTCTACTACTTCCATTCCATCAATAGCATCATCAAGCCAAGATGCATCACTCTTAGATCCCATTGTCTGATTGCTGATAATTTCCTTGGCAAATCTAAACTGGTTGAGTGAGCTTAATCTCTTCTGATCGCTAGCTACTCTTGCAGTTGTCAACATATCAGCTAAATCGATTAGGTCTGTAGTGGTGCTAGCAACTACAGTATGCATATCCATAAGATCAGCGTTTGCAGAAATGCCTTGCTGAATCAAAGACTTAGCACGTAGATTAAGCCAACGGGCTTCGGCCGTCTTCGCCTCAATTTCTTCTGTAGTGATAGCGGGTTGCTCTTCATAAGTAGCATACCTAGCTAGAACTTCTGAGATTGGAGTCTCAAATTCTACTGGATCAGTATCGGAATGTGCAAGGGATTCAAGTGAGTACTCTCCAATAGTCCCATCATCAAACTGCACAGCCCATGCCTGACCATACATGCTAGGTGTATATCCGAGAGTGCGACCAGTTCGGCCTTCTACCTCAACTCGGTCGCCAGCTTCAATCCCACGAACAGGAGTTGTGTCTTCTACTGAAGCCTCAACAACTAAACCTAGATCGGGATCGTAGTTGTAAACTTTTCCATTCTCTGTAATTTGCATGGTACCATTCCCTAGGGTTCTATCTATTCATGTCAGTTTAATTGGCTGTTCTAGTAGCGTCTTCTTCCTCTACGTAGCCCACGAGCAGGATTATAAGAGGCGGTTGGAGGTATTCTTCCCGTTGTATGATACCAACCACCAAACTCTTCGAAAACTTCAGTGTTACCAAATCGATTTTGTGAGAATCCTCCATGGGCACCTAGAGCCATTGTGCTATTGGTGAATTCCTCTGACAGAGCCATAATAGAATCGCCAATCAAGGCATCAACGCACTCCATCACACAATCAGCTATATCCTTTGTTCTTACTGGACCAATATCCTGCTTAACGACCTTACCATTCTTCATCTGTAGGAACTTAAGTTCGTTTCTAACTAGTTCAATAGCATTCTTTATTGAACCACCTTTAACACTAGGATGTGGTGCATGGACGCGGCCTAGATTCAGAGCAGTACGAAAATTCTTTGCCCGACGCAAGTTATTCTGCGCCGTGAACGTCTTCTCATAAACCATCGTGTCACCAATTCCCATCTTTCTCATGCTCTTGTTAATCTCCTGGATAGGCATGACGGAGTTGAACTGGTCGAAAGTAAATTCAAATGGCCGGAAGTTATTTACAAGTCTAACTATCTCAGGGACAACCTCAAGATAATCGATTTCATTGTTGGGGAAATCATCAGGATAAAAGGCATCGATCAAATCGAAGATCACATGCTGTTCCTTTGCTCCTGTTTCTGGATTAGGTATTTCTTCTACATGTGCGATGGCTATACCGAAGTTAGCATCCTCACTAGAGGGGTCAGCATGGCCCTTGTATACTGCGTAAGCACTTGCCCCTGGTTGAATTTCGAGTGTTCTGCCTATTGCTTCTCTGGTCTTATCCGGATCAAACATGTCATCTACCTTCTCAGGTCTGAGGAAGGCGTCAACAACTTCATCAAATTGACCACGGTACTCTACCTTAAATGAAGCAGGATCAGATAATTCCTCTCTAGCTAGGATTACATCATTATCTGGATCTTGAATCAATGCTGCGGGGAATTCATCTTCCCAATCCTTGTACAATTCCCAGGAAGGAAACTGCAACATAAAATGGTCTGGATATACAGGCAAACCAGTGCCAGGAGGATCAAGTTCAAGAGCGTTTTCATATAGCTCATAGAACTTTCCAGTTTTTGTATAGGGAGAAGAGTTAGCAATAATCATGGCATCTTCTCCGAACTGTGCAAGAGAAGGGATAGCAGCCTTATACAGTTCCTCGTCTGACATACGAGATTCCCCACCAATAAGATGTGCCATTTCGTCAAAGCACATCACAATTGAAGCCGATCCTCGAATGGTCTTAGAGTTAGTTCCGAAGGCTTTTACCTGCAAGGTAGCTAACTCTCTTTCCATTCTTACCCCGGAAGCAGCAAGATTACTAGCTCGCCGTTTGTCATAGGGAGTCCAGACCTTCATGGTTTCTGCTAGTGGGGTTCCTAGCAAACCTTGATCCCTCAAAGGCTTACACTCAAGAAGAAAGTTAACAGCATCGCCAAACTGATGGGCCTTAGCCTGGTCTAGCGAGTCTGCCACGATAGAGAAGTAGATATCCTTATTCTTTTCTATTCCATAATGGGTTCCTGGATTGTCTAGCTGGACTAATTGATATACCTTATAAGCAATAATAAGTCCGGCTAACATAGACTTGCTTGATCGACGGCCTCCAACTAACTGGATCAAACGGAAGTGTTTATAACCATTCTTCTTAAGATAGTCCATTCGATATTCAAGATCAGGGCAAATGGTTACCTCCCCACCAGGA